GTTCTTCGTCATCGCAAAAGCGTTCATCAAGGGTGACTACCACCGGGACCAAGAAGCGGTGCTTTGGCAAAAGTGGTTTGGCCGGTACAATCGGATCATCGCGTGTCTGAAGTCCGGCACGTGGAATCCGAAAACATCCGGGCTGTGCAAGAAGCACTGTGTCGTGCTCAGCTGCATCCACAACGGGAGGAACATGTGATGCCAAGTTCGAAGAACTACAAGCGCAACTACAAGCAAGAGTACGCCACACAGCAGGAGCGTAAAGAGCACAGCGATCGCATGGAGCGGCAACGTGCTCGCCGGAAAGTTGACAGTACCGGTGCTGACAAAAATGGGAACGGCAAAGCCGACCGGCGGGAAGGGAAGGACATAAGCCACAAAAAGATGTTGAGCGAAGGTGGCACCAACAAAGACGGATACATCATCGAGTCTTCCAGCAAGAACCGCAGTCGCAACGGGCAGAACCCGAAGAAAAAATAACATGCAGATTTACAACAACAAAGCCGTGCTGCTGAAGGTGCGTAACCCTCAGCAGATCACCACAGTCATCCCTAAAAGTAAGCTCCTCGACGACGGCCGCGTCATGGTCAGTTGGGGGCTCGAAGAGATGCAGGTGCTGAAAAACATCGGTATCCGCAACGTACCATCCCCGATCAACCGGGACTACAAGTGGCCCGGGGTGTACACACCCTTTGCCCACCAGAAGGTAACTGCAGAGTTCTTGACCCTGCACCGCCGAGCGTTTTGCTTCTCAGAACAAGGGACGGCCAAAACCGCCAGCGCCGCATGGGCCGCTGACTATCTCATGACGAAAGGCGCAGTGCGCCGGGTGTTAGTTGTGTGCCCTCTGTCCATCATGGACGTCGCATGGCGCGCGGACTTGTTTCGAACGACGATGCACCGGCGAGTAGACATCGCCCACGGTAACGCCAAGAAACGTAAAGCGGTGATCAACTCCGACGCGGAGATCGTCATCACGAACTACGACACCGTGTCAAACTCGCTGGAAGACCTGATGTACGGCGGATTTGATCTGATAGTGGCCGATGAGTGTTCCCTGCTCAAGACCGCTACAACGAAGCGGTGGAAGTGTTTCAGGCAGTTGGTTGGACCATCGACGTGGCTGTGGATGATGACCGGCACCCCTGCTGCGCAGTCCCCACTGGATGCCTACGGGTTGGCAAAACTGGTGAACCCTGATGGCGTGCCGAAGTTCTTCTCGGCCTTCCGAGACTTGGTGATGACGCAGCTGACACCGTTCAAGTGGGTTCCCAAAGCAACGTCGAAAGACGTGGTGTTCGCTGCGCTGCAGCCGGCCATCCGGTTCACCAAGGAAGAGTGCCTCGACCTGCCGCCGATGATATACGTCAAGCGCCGGGTGGAGATGACACCGCAGCAAAACAAGTTCTACAACGAAATGAAGAAAAAGCTGATGATCGAGGCCGCCGGCGAGCAGATCACAGCAGCCAACGCCGCGGTGAAGCTGGGGAGATTAATCCAGATCGCGTGCGGCGCGGTGTACACGGACGACGGGGATACAGTCGAGTTTGACATCACCACCCGGTACAAAGTGCTGCAGGAGATTGTTGCCGAAACCACCAACAAGGTGCTTATCTTTGCACCATACCGGCACGTGATCCAACAATTGCACCGACAGCTCAATGAAGACGGCGTGCCAACCGAGATCATCAACGGCGATGTGTCGGCAACAAAACGCGCGGACATTTTCAAAGCGTTCCAGACCGAGGACTCCCCACGAGTTCTGGTGATACAACCACAGGCGGCATCCCACGGGGTCACGTTGACTGCAGCCGACACTGTCGTGTGGTGGGGACCGACGCCGTCGGTGGAGACGTACCAGCAGGCGAACGCCCGGGTGCACCGCCCGGGGCAGAAGAGTAAGTGCACCGTGTTCCAGTTGTTCGGGAGCGATGCGGAAGTGCACATGTACAGTTTACTTGACCGCAATCTGGGGGTACACTCAGAAATGATAAATCTGTACAAGAAAGTGCTTGAATAACTAAAACCGAAAGTCTACATTTCAACCAAAGGAGAAAGAACATGCAAGAGAACTATGCGGTTAGCAACACGTTGGGACGGGCACAAACAACCGGGGGTAGCGGTATTTCCCCAAACGGACCAAAGGGTCTTGAAATTCATGACGCTCTGGAGTCGATGGGCAGGCGTATTGACCTCAACCGGGCGCTGGTTGAAAAGCTTAGCGCGAGACTGGAAATCGTTAGAGCCTCCTGCCCCCGCCCAGACCCTTCCGAAAAAGTTCGCGGGCAAGAATATGGATGCGTTTTGGGGCAGGCCATCGCCAACCACAACAACGTCTTGGAGCAATCTAACAGGATACTTCAGGCACTGCTTGAAGAAATTCAGGTGTAAGGGGGCCACATGACAACTGCAAAAACACAAGACAGTGAAGACCCGAAGCTAAAGAAACTGGTGCGGGTGTACCTGAAGATGAAGACCAAACGCGACGAGATCAGCGACGCGTTCAAAGCCCAAGAGAAAGAACTCGCTGAGCAGATGGACAAGGTGAAGGCCGCCCTGCTCGATTACTGCAACGAGTCAGGTCTCGAAGGGGCACGCACAACGGAAGGCATGTTCTACCGCACCGCGTCCACCAACTACTACACCAACGACTGGGACGCCATGGGCCGGTTTGTGGTGGAACATCAAGTCCCGCAACTGCTGGAAAAACGACTGCACCAAGGGAATGTCAAACAGTTCATGGAAGAGAACCCGGAAGTAGCACTGCCCGGACTGGTAGCAGACGCGAAGTACAGCATCACGATTCGGAGAAAATAATGTCTGAGGCGCTTATCGGTGTTGGGGAGCTGGCCAAGCGCCTTGACGTGTCGGAGAATACCATCCGAGCATGGGTGAAGCAGGGCTACATCCCGCGGCACGCGTGCTTTGTGATTGGCCCGCAGGTGCGACGCTACGACTACAACGCCATCATTGAGCACTGGCGTCAGGGCAAACCTGTTCCAAAGAAACACCAAGAAGACCAACTTACACTTGATTTCGGCGACAACGCCTAAAACCAGAGAGGACCATATGAGCAACGTAACTTTGTTTGGCGGCAAGTACAAGATGCCGGCCATGCCAGAAGGATTTCAGGACAACATCACACAGGCCATCGCTGGTAACAGCGGCGGCATACCCCGCATCTCCATCAGAGGCGGCGCGTTCCGCCAGATTGTAGGTGGAAAGGAAGTCAACGTAAGCGACGAGAGAAGCATGAACATTGTGCTGATCAACGCTGCACCGATTGCCCGCACCTACTACGGCTCGACGTACGACGAGTCTGCAGTAACACCGCCCAAGTGCTGGTCTGCCGACGGCGTGACCCCTGCGTCCGACGTCCCTGCAACCGGGCGGCAGCACGACAAGTGTGCCACGTGCCCGATGAACATCAAAGGCTCCGGCCAAGGTGACACCCGCGCGTGCCGTTTCAGTCAGCGTTTGGCTGTGTTGCTCGACGGGGAGATTGAAGACCAGAAGGTGTACCAGCTGTCCGTGCCGGCGACGAGCATTTTCGGCGACGCTGACGGCGACAAGATGCCTCTGCAAGCCTACGGCAAGTTCCTGAAGGCGAACGGTGTCAGCGTGTCTGCCGTGGTGAGCCGCATGAAGTTTGACGTCTCTAGCTCCACACCGAAGCTGTTCTTCAGCGCCGTGCGTCCTCTGAGTGCCGACGAGCTGTCTGCAGTGATCCAAGCCAAGGACAGTGAAGACTCTATCCGTGCAGTGGCATTCACCGTGGCACAAGCGGACAACGTGGACCACAGCGCACCCGAAGGTTCTTCCAGCAAGCCAAAGACCACCACGCAGAAGAAATCTGCGAAGGCCGAAGACGATGTGATCTTCGAAGAAGAGGAAGAGACTCCACCACCGGCCAAGAGAAAGCCGAAGCCGGCACCTGTTGTGGAAGATGACGAAGAGGAAGAAATTCCTGAGCCGACCAAAGTGACGTCCAAGAAGACGGCACCCGTTGTGCAGGAGAAGAGTCTAGATGACCTGATGGATGACTGGGACGACTGATCCCCGGTCTGAACAACAACGTCATGGACGGGGGCGCTCCGGCGCCCCTTGTCGTCTCTGAAACACATGGTCGGTGACATGAGTACAATAACATTTCTGAAACATGTTTTAGCGGAAGAAGGTCTGTACTGTCTTTTCGCTGCGCGAGCGCATGACGGTCTACGTGCGCAGCAGTTGTTCACTTCTTTGGAGGACATGCACGAGACAGCACAGCAGCTGGACGAGCAGGGGTACGACGTGTACTTCGCCACTGGCACGTTCCGAGAGAAGCTGAAGAAAGGTGCCCGGGCGGCCAGTAATGTGCAGCTCATGCGCTCATTCTTCATTGATCTGGACTGTGGAGAGGGTAAACCTTTCCCGAGCCAACAGACGGCGCTGGCAGCGCTGCGGGCGTTCTGCTCTCAGACCACATTGCCGAAACCGACGCTGGTAAACTCCGGCCGTGGTATCCACGCGTACTGGACCCTGCAGCACGGGATCGAGCGGGACGTATGGCAACCGATTGCTGAGAAGTTCAAGGCAATGTGTCTCGGGCAAGGTCTTACCATAGACCCCGTGGTGCCCGCTGACAGCGCCCGCGTGCTTCGATACCCGGGGACACGCAACTTCAAGGACAGCCCGCCCAAGGAAGTCGCAGTGCTCGGCGACGTGGCGGAACGTATGGAGCTCGAGGCGTTTGAATACCTCGTCGACAAACACGCCCCTGACATTACCATGATGTCAAAAAAGCCGAAGCGGCTGCAGGATGACCCACTGACATCCACGTTGGCCGGCAACACAACGAGCAGGTTCAAGACTATCCTGCAGAAGTGCAAAGAAGGCACCGGATGCCCGCAGATAACGTACGCTGCGGCAAACCAAGAAGTTGTTGAGGAGCCGTTGTGGCGCGCGGCGCTGTCGATCGCGGTGAACTGCGTTGACGGCGAGAAGGCAATTCACATCATCTCCAAGAACCACCCGAGCTACGACCCTGAGCAAACGCAGGAGAAGGCGAACCTTACTGCAGGGCCTTACCACTGCACCTCGTTCGACTCCGTGCGCCCCGGCGGGTGTGAAGGCTGCCCGCACTGGGGCAAGCTGACGTCGCCGATTCAGCTCGGCAAAGAGATCATTCGGGCCACCGAAGAAGACAACGTGGTGTTCGACAAACCCGAGCGCATGGAGATGGCGGCGCTGCAGGAGTACACCATTCCTGACTTCCCAAGTCTCTGTCTCTCGCCTATCAACCAATAGGAGCCTTACGCCTTGAATATATCACGCAATTCTCCAAAAGCGAACCCCTGAAAATCCCGCCTCTATCCTCCACCGATGCACGTACTGCCAGCGCCGGCTTTTGGCAAGAAGGT